TTCTGCTTCATAGTCTCCATATGGAGTATGCTTAATTGCAAGTGTTTTTAAACCATGCGTGCCTGGGTTTTCATCAAACATATAGTGCATGAGCATAGTATCTTCAAATTGGGGGAACTCGAAGTTGAAATGATATTCAAACCATTGTAAATCAAACTTCGAGTTATGGAAAACGACTCGTTTTTTGTTAAATATTTCTTGCATCAGTCTTTCTGATTCTTCATCCATGCAATCACAATCTGCATAGATTCCATGTTCAGCTTCGTATGACATAGAGAATCCTAGCATATAACCATCTCTACAATATAATGCTGATGTCTCTGAGTCAAGTGCGATAAAATCGCCTTCGTGGTCTAACGCCTGTTGCAGCCACTTATTTAGTTGTTCTGTGTCTTGTATACCATAGCATCTGTCTTTGCCTATGGATAATTGTTTAAGTTCTCCGCTTACATATCCCGTTATACTCTCAACGGCTTCCTCGAATGACTTCTTTGCTTCTGGACGAAACTTTATCATTGCAGGATTAATTAAAGCTAAAAACTTATCATCAATTATTTTTCCGTTGTACTCTGTTACGGAGGTCTTTCTCGTGAAGTTTTTGAAGGGCTCCGAACCTACAAGAATGAGCCAATCGTACGAGTCGATATCGATTTCGATATCAACATCTCTTTTTAATATTTTCTTTTTTGAACTATCACTGCATAGTGCAAACCTATCAAACTCAAAAGTAAAGTATTTATCAAAGTTTGTACTTGTTGGTATAGTTTCTATTAGTGCTACTTTAGCCATATAATTTCTCTTTTAATCTGTTAATTTCTGGTGCGGTTAAATTGCCAGGGTCTATATTATCTCGTAATTTTACTACTCTTGCAGACATTTCTAGTTTCTCTGCAAGATCTTTTGCTTTTTCTGCAGCTTGTCTACCTGCATCGTCTCCGTCAAACATAATATCAATACCTTGAACTCCCTGAAGTTTCAAGAGACTGAGCTTAACCCAGTTGACTTGTTGTGTACCAAAACAGCACACAGTATTACGAAGACCTTTATCCCAAAGATTAAGAGCATCAAAGATGCCTTCAACTAGGATTGCTCTGTTCTGAATGAGTTTAGGTTTGGCAGGACAGAAAGGCATTTCAACCCCGCTGGGGTAGATATAATACTTATTTGTGCCTATGTCATTTATACTTCTGCCGATAAGTGCAACTGTTTTTCCTGTGATGTCACGAATAGGGAAGATGATGCGGTTTTCAAACTTGGGAACACCCCAAGTAAATGCGTCCCATACCTGTAAGGTTTCTTCAGATATGTTGCGAAAACCGCCACCTTTCCATGCTAGTCTATCTTTTGGGAGTGATATACCAACTGTTTCTGATCTTGTCTTTTGTATCTTTTCTTTGATACGGTGCGCTCTAACTTCTAATGGAGAAGCTGGTGCACCAAAAAATGTAAATAGGTTTCCTTTGAAACCACAGGAAAAACAGTGAAATATTCCTGTAACTCTGTCAACGCGCAGAGAAGGATTACTGTCGTCATGCTCAGGATTTAGACAATGAATCTTCGCATCTTTTCCCGAGATGTGATATTGAATGTGTTTATCTTGTAAAAGTTCTTCTGCCGTCATTATTGTATATATTATAACCGATTTTAAGTTCCTTGTCAAGAACTATTTTAGGATATTCTTCTTGTGCTTCCATGGTAATTCGTCACCGAGCTTCTCATACTCTCTAAACTTTGGGTCATCTTCATAGTACATAGATTTCCATGCAAGCTCTGCCATTTGAAACCAAACTGCAACTGCTTTGTCTCTAAACTCTTTATCACCCCACAAATAATAAAGTAGCCACCACTCTTTATCGAATCTGCACACTCTTACTTCTTGTGTATATAATTCAGGTAAATCAACAAGACATCTTAGTCTTTGGCTTCCTGCAATCGGGTACCAGTTTGGCATACAGAGAAGAGGAGAACGAACTCCTTCTTTTCTAAGTGCTTCTTTTAATGGTTCGTTTATTGGTACATTTTTAATATTTTCCTGTACCTTTTGTTGTTCTAATAACCATCCTACTGTTCTTACATACCAAGTATGCGGTGGTAGTGGTATTAGTTCTGCTGTTTCTCTACTTACTCTATCATCCGCCATTTTCGTAAATGTCCTCTAATACTTCTTCATAAGTAGACCTAAACTCCTCTACAGTAGGAGTTGGTAATTTTATTTTGCTATCCGCATTGTGTTTTATTATTTCTGCACAATGTAATATCCATGCTTCTTGTAGTTGTTTTTCTGTGTATAGTATCATAATTTTGTGTAATAATGTTTATCCCAAGTTTTCTTTGGGTCAAAATAATACTGGTAAAATAGTTGATAAATACCTTTTACATCATGTACTTGATACTTGTCATCTTTAGTTGCTTTTCCGATATCCCACCAATATCTATCTTCTGTATATAAACTAAATCCTTTTTGTTTTGATAATTTTTTCCAATCGTCTAACCAATGTGGGTTTTGTCTATGTATTCTTCCTACATATCTTTCATTCCATATTGCAAACTCATATAAATGATCGCACTTTACTGTTTTAAAACCATGTCTACGATCAAGTTTCATTCGTATTTCTTTATTTCCAAACTTATCATCATATGGTAAAACTGGGTCAATTCTATCAAACTTATCTTTTAATTTGTTTGAATCATTGCAATTCATAGCTATTACCATAGCCTCTAGTTTAAACTCAGGAAATAAGTCATATAATAATATTCTATTTCTGCCAGGATGTAAACTGAATCTTTCTCCGTCTGTCCAGATGGTTACAGGATTTACAAATCCTTTTTCCATTACATCACGCACAAAACAATATAATCTAAGAAATATTCTTTTTTGTTGCCCCATTAACCATGCCTTTAAATAAACTGGTTGATACTCTGCTCCATGAGGATTAAGACCTCTATCTGTCATGTCTGTCATAAACACAACATATCTATATGGTATGAACGTATGGTCATAAATCATAGGCATCTTCTCCTGTTGTCATTGTTTCTTTAAGTTCTGCTTTTTCATCTGGGTCTAGCGCAGTATGAGGTCCAATCTTTAGCGTTTCCCAGTTCATTTCTGAAACGAAAGTTTCTGCTTTTCCGTTTCTCATTTTGTCACATTTAAACTTAATACAGGGTTCTGCGTCTCCCCAATGCTGTATGCTATAAGCAGCATCTACAGCATCCAAGATTCCTTTTGAGAATCTTGCCTCTCCTTTCTCATTAGTCTGGAAAGCGGAGAGAACGAGAACTTTGCTCTCTTGTGCGAGAGATTTGAGACCTTTTGAGATCTCGATTTGCTCAGTCCAATCATACTGACCCGAACGATTTGGTGCGTTATGGCGTCTAACTTGGTTGAGGTAATCTACTATTACTAGACCTAAATCTGGTAACTGTGCTTGTTTTTGTCTTACTACACTTATAATTTTTGCTAGTGTAAGCGAAGGATCATAATGCACATCTACTTGTGGTAAGTCATTGAGTTTGTTTCGTGTAAGTTGATAATGAAACTTATCAAAATCACGATGACCTTTAAACTCAGTTAAAGCGTCTTGTCCATTCTCAAATCGGTTTGCCCACCAATCAGCAACTTTATCCCACTCCATTGGAGATAGGTTTCTTGTTTTGATTCTGTTGGTAGGCACACCACACTCGATGGCACAGATTCTTTGCAGAATCTGTCTTGTATCCATCTCGATTGTAAAGTACAATACAGACTTTTCTCTTTGATGAGCTGCTGCTGCCACATTACAACAAGTAAAAGATTTACCGCCACCTCGTTGTCCACCTATAACTACCAAGTCTTTGGGAGAGAATGTGTAGTCCAGGTCGTATTCTTGGTTGAGTCCAAGTGGCAAAAACTTTGCCAAATCTTCTTCATTGTCAAAAAGTTCTATAGTTTCCATACTTTCGTTATCATCATTAGTCTCTACTCGGTCTTCGACTTGTACTACAATTTCTTGTAATAAGTCAATATTTTCCCTCGCATCTCCAATGGCGATATGGTTTTCTACATAGTTTTCAATTCTTGTTAAGATTTCTGTTTGAGTAAACTGGTTTTTGAGATAGTCTAGCAAAATGATAGACGGAACATCCGTCTCAACTGTTTCTATTGCATAGACTTTTTCTTGAAGTTCTCTTGAACGAACTTCGTGTTTTAAATCTTCGAAAGTCGGTAGTGCATGATATTTGTGAACATGTTTATCAACTATCTTCCACAGTTTTCGGTACTCACCTTCTGGGAAATAGTGTTCCTTGAGACCATTCCATGTCCCAAAATCTCCACATGATATTATCTGTTTAAGTAATGCACTCTCTAAGGTCAACTCGTCTCTCCCAAAACAAAAAAGGCGAGCATGCTATAAAGCCTACTCGCCCGAACCAATTAGTTATTAACCGATTTCTTTTTTAGCTGCGCCGTTATAATCAGCACACTGTAGACCTCTTCTAGTAAGCATGGTTTTAACACCTCTTACTGTTTTGCCAATTTCAGATGCGATATCTTCAACTGACATATTTGTGATGTCTAAGTCTGCTAAAGGATCTGCTTTGCTTGAACCTTTAGTTTCTTTTTGCTTAGGAATAGCGTTGATTTCACCTGCTCTAAGAAGTGATAGTGCTTTACCTCTGATTGAGTTAACACTTCTTCCCATAGCTTCAGCGATGTCTTCAATGAAAGCACCGTCGTTTACTAGTGAAACAAATTGTGATTCTTCGTCTTCGCTGTAAGTTTTTACAGTTTCAACTTTAGGAGCAGGTTTAACATGCTCTGTTAGTTGCATAGAAAGAATCTTTCCTTGTATTGATTTTGCAGAGAAGCTTCCACCTTCGAAGTTTTCAGCGATTTCTGCGTAGGTATAACTACCTGAGTTATCAGTTACAAAGTTTGCAAGAGTTGATTCTTGCTCATCTGTAAAAGATTTGCTTTGTGATGCTGAAGCTAGTTCAACATCAAAACCCATTTTTCTTAATTTAGAACTTACTGATCTAACAGAAGTTTCTAACTCGTCAGCTGCGTTAGCAACTGTGCTTTGAGAAACAGGGCTTTCTGAACCTACAAAGTCTACTAACTGTTGGGTTCTTTCATCTGTCCATTTTGGTAATGCCATTATTTTTCTCCAATAAATTGATTTAAATTGTTAATTATTATAACACCTCGGTCACGAGCTGTCTTAGTTTTTGCTGACTCAATACCTGACTCATTTATAAGATGAGTACATTCTTTTGTCAGACTTGATTTTACTACATATCCAAACTTCTCTAATACTTTTGTAGCGTGTGCTTTTGTAGGGTAAGATTTTAACTTACCGCTAATACATACAACTCCTGTGACCTCTTTCTTTTCAATTATTTTATTATTCCAGTTGAAGGGTAGGTTGTCAATGTAATCGTTAGGATAAAACTCGGTGTCTAACCACCTAAGTAAGTTAGCTGTAGCTTTTGGTCCGATACCCGCTTCAGTACAACTTTTCTCGCTAATATCTTCGATGTGAGATATTCTATCGCATAATTTTTGAGAAGCTGACCGACCAATAAGTGGTATTGAGAAAGCTGGTATTAAATCGACCAACTTGCTACTCTTAGACTTTTGTAATTCATCATAGAGTTTCTCAGCTAACTTTTTAGACCCTAACTTTTCCTGTATATCCGTTACAGTAAGTTCGTAAAGTTCGGAATAGTCAAGGATTTGCAACTTGTCTAAAGTTGCTGGTCCAAGACCTTTTATTTTAAGAGTGGAAGCAAAGTGTTCCAATTTTTTGTCCCATTGAGCTGGGCAGAGTTCGTTACGGCAAAATAATTGCTCGTTTATAAACTCTAACTCGCTATCACAAGCGGGGCAAATTGTTGGTGGGATTATCTCCTTCACTTAGCTTCTCTCTCCAAAATATATAATATATTATACAAAAAGTTTAAGCATCTGTCAAGAACTTTTTTTGGGAAGGTGACGATAAACTTTGAAATAATTTTTTAATCGTCCTCGTAGATGTGGGTATCCTCCACATAATCATTTCTGTATTTCCATTGAAACCATAGGGCTTCAATTTTTTTAAATAAGCGCTTTATGAAATCCATTCTTTTCTATATCTCCTATAATTCTATTTGCCATTAATTCATGCCCTTCTTCTAACGGATGGTCTTTCGGTCCGAAAGGGGCTCCTTCTCTTTTACACATATCATAAAAACCCTCTTCTTTTAACCATGGTAAACGCTTCAACCACTCTTCTGAGCCAAGTTGATTTGCCTGCCAAATAATGTTTGCTGATTCTTCAAATCTTTGGTCTAGTGTCCATAGAGTTTTATTTATCTGTGTATTGGACATAATATAGTTTAGAGTAGGTATTCCTAATGCTTTTAGGTACACATTTGTTGTATACATATAATGCAAAGAATATATTAAACAATACTTTAGATTTCTGACATGAGTCATATACATTTGTAATCCTTTCCATGTATCAGGCGTATCTTCAGGGTGTTTAACTACTGTACTGTCTGTATGTATATCTAGTGTTCTTTGGTGCCATTTAAAAGTTGTCCAATTTGCGGACTTCCATCTTGCCGTTTTCTTCTTAGGAAACCAGTTTAAATATTCCATTCGGTTTATTCCTGACCAAACGAGAATTACTAATTTTGGGTTATAAAATATAGGAACTTCATTAATAACTACTCGCCATATCCTATCAT